TAGGGTGGTTGAATAACCATAAACTTGAAGACTACAAGCAAGTATACTTTTTTGACTTAGATACAACAGAGATACAAGATCTAATCGACAAGAATAACGTTTGTATATTTGATCATCATAAAACTCATAAAGAAGAGATTTATAAAAACGCTGAGTTTTATATTGATGCGAATGAAACTTCTTGTAGTAAATTACTATACAAACATTATAACACTCTCGATCTTTTGGGTAATTTGACTGTAGAACAAAAACATCTTATTGCTT